AATTATTTTTTTTTATTTTTTTTTATTATTTTTTTTTTATTTTTTTATTTTTTATTAAAAAAAAAATTATTTATATCATTTTTAAAAAAAAAAAAAAAAGTAAAAAAATAAATGGAAATTCCAAACCCAAAAAAAAACCTACTAAATCATCGAAGATAATGATGACAATGTTAAATGTGACATTTCACTTGACGATGAAGACACTGTTGATGATAAAGATTCTCTTCTACATCTTCTTTTAAGTGATGAACATGGTGACATTGATCTTGAACGTAATGGCGATTGGTCACGTCGAGGAGACTGTTGTTGGTCACGTCGAGGAGACTGTTGTTGGTCACGTCGAGGACACGGTGATCTTCCTCGAGGAGGAGACTGTTGTTGGTGGTTACGTCGAGGACACGGTGATCTTCCTCGAGGAGGAGACTGTTGGTGGTGGTCACGTCGAGGAGATGGTGATGGACACGGTGATCTTCTACGTCTTGGACAAGGTGACCTAAATCTTTTACGTCTAGGTGGAGGTGGTGGCGGTGAATGATTTCGTCTCAACTTTGGTATATATTCTTCAACATACATATCAAAACATCTTGAATTGTAGATAAAAGACAAATTTATTCCAAATGCCCTTTTTACTTGTTCTCTTGAAAAACATTGAATCAATGCATAAGGACCTTTTTGTGCTGAAATATAAACATTTATAGAACGTACTGGTGATATTTTATCAGAAAATAACGTATACAAGTCTCGTGCTCTTATTTCCTTTGGAATATTCGATACAAAAATTATATTACTTGGTTCTGACATTAATGGTATCGTTTGTATCTGTAACCACCTCCCTATTTATATCTTTTTTTGTAATTCTTGTACCTTTTATTCCGGAATAGTAACTTGTAAAAACATAAGAATAGGGTATATAACAACGTGTGTAAAAAACTGGTAAAAAAAGAAAAAGTAACATGTTGAAAAGAAAATTGGTTCGCGATTCTAAACACGCTGTTACTATTACCAAAAGAAAAAAAATTGACTTGTTGTCTACATTACCGGATGAATTATTACACAAGATTATACCAGATGAACACGCATTACAAAAACTACTCGGAGTTTCAAAATCATTAAGAAATAGATTGTACAATGACAAGTACCTTACAAGATTTATTATACCAACTAGAAAGATTGTTTTTCTTAAAAAAATGTTTAAAAATGGATATACAAATGTAATTGATCTTGTATTACACTTTTCAAAAGGCAGAATAGTCATGAGGGAAGAATATATGAAGTTGTCATTACTAAATGGGAGACTTGGTACCAGCCAAAAATTTATAGACAATTATTTAAAGATTTACACCAAAAACAATGACAGTTACACCAACCATTTTAGTAAATATATAATGGAATCTATGATGAAAAAGAGTACTACATCATTGTATGTATTTTACACTTTGAATCAAAGATTATCTTTTCATAATGTCTTGTCTTATTCCAGTTTACATTACAGTCAATATAATGTGTGCAGTTTCTTGAAATCTAGTGTATTTGAAAAATTACAAGTAAAATATGATATGCCTAAAAATAATTGGGAAATTTACATGACTTGTTACTTGCATGATAAAGAACTTACACAATTTTACATCAGAAATGGTTACACTATGGACTTGTATTGTTACTTTTTCGCTGCATTACGCGATAATGGTGCTATGCATTTCATACAATACATTGATTCAGAATTAGATGCAATCGACACTGTTTTACTTGAATTATTTGAAACATGTATATCATTGAAATTACACAATACATTGTTCAAATTAATAACCTATTGCAACTTGAATTCAAACTTGGAATCATATGTAGAACAAATTAAAAACTTTTGTTTATTTCACAATTCTGGTACATCTTTAAAAGTATTGATGGCTGTTTACTATATATCACTATCTGAACATTTCTATATGTTAAAGGATGCAATCTTGTGCAAGAGTTCTAATGTTGTCAATTACATTATTGAATCATTCCCATCTATTAAATGCAACATTATGTTACCTTGGAGCATTCATTACTTGAATGGAATGTCTAGTGATAAAGATTTTAATGTATTGTGTAATGTTATCACTTGTGGACTACAATTAAATCAAGAACAAAGGGAATACATTTATTTTCAAAGTATTAGTCGTGTAAAATTATGTAAAAGTTTATCGAAATCTAGATATAAAAAAGAATATTTCAAGTATATACAATCAAACACTCAGGCATTTGATGATATATTCACACTGTTGTTGGAATAAAGGTTGGGGATTGGAGTATTGGAAGTTGAATTGGAAGTTTGTTATTTTTTTCTTTTTGGAAGTACCTTGCAAAACTTGTTTGATATAGACAATGCTACCGCAATTGCTTGTTTGTGGGACTTAATAAATTTTGAACTTTTACCTATTCTTAACTTGCCTTTTTTCCATTCTGTAAATACTTTGCTAATCTTTTTCTTTCTACACGTGTTCAATTTGGTTGACCTTTTTGGCTTGGTTGTCTTTGTAGACCTTTTCAACTTGGTACACCTTTTACTTGTTGCCATTTACTTTACTTATTACTACTTTTTAATTTTTTGGTTGACGTCTTTTATCCATCGTAATATCACACTTTTTTGTAGACTTGTCCCAAAAACTATTTGAAAGATTACAATCTTCTTTATTCTGCGGGATGTAATTTTTAGGTAGACAAATTGACTTGAATTGTGTACCCCAGAATGGATTAATTGCCCAATTACGCATATCTTGCTTTACTATCTCTGGTTCCTGTGTATGCCACCAACCACCACTACTTCCACTTTCAAAACTTCCACCACCTTGATACTTTTTTGGATAATTTTCAATGTAGGATTCATTTGTACATGTTACATTCCTAAACCATACCCCTAGACATTCCTTGGGATATGGACCTTTTACTAGTGAATTACACTCCTTTTCTGATAAAGGACACTTTTTTAGGTTACACTTGGTATCACTCAACTTTCTATCTACACCTTGACATTCTTTACCGCCGTTTTGCGGCAATGGATTATTACACTTTCTTGTCTCGTACTTGTAACCGCTTCCACACTCTTTGGAACAACTCGACTCGTCTACTTCCCATTCTGACCACCCTCCATCTACTGGACAATCCTTTGAGTTGCAATCCATCTCTACAGTAGAATCACCACTGCATTCTTTACCTCCATTTTGAGGCAATGGATTATTACATGTTCTACTCAATAATACTTTACCTGAACCACACTCTGCACTACACTTGCCTGTTGTCCATTCTGACCACCCTCCATCTATAACATCCTTTTTCGAAATTAATTGGTTGACATCTGATGTACATGAAACTACTCTAGAATTATCTCCTTGACAGTCTTCACCACCATATTTAGAGGATGGGTTAGTACATGTTCTAATCTCATTATAAACACCATTGTCTCCACACGTTTCAGATAATTTTCTCCAATCTGACCAACCACCATTTATTGGACATTCCTTGGTTTCACAAGGCGTCTCTCTGCTCTCAGACCCTACACACTCTGCACCTTTGTTACTCGGTGCAGGATTATTACAAAATCTCTTTTCAATACGACTTGATTTACTGACACCACAAGCACTTGTATCGCACTCTTTTTGTACTTTCCAATCTGACCAACCCCCTTTTACAACTGGTGGGGGAGGTTGAATATAAAGTATTATGATTACTAAAATTATCATAAATAAAACTAAAAATGTAAGTATAGGATTCTGACTAAATGAATATAATATGTAATCTCTAACAAGTCTAAACGGTGAGAATAATATCATTACTTAATACTTGTCATTAAAAATTTTTACACTTTTATTAAAATACTTAAATACAAAATAATTAACAAGGTATAATGGAAGAAATCGCTCGTATGAGTAATGATGTATCATTAAAAAGCTTGGAACATTTTGACGAATCAAAATACCCTCAAGGCGAAGGATGGTCCAATGAAGTCGAAATATATTTAAACAATATATCACAAAAATGTATCATATTTAGAAATATACATGAAGAATCTGCTATATATTATGAAAAAAACTTTCATTACTTTTCACTGGTACTAATCTTTTTTTCATTCGTTTCTTCTGTTATAACTGTATTACCTATTAATCATAATCTTTACAATTACATCACATCTATAACCACCATCTTGACAGCCACATTGGCTACTACAAATAAATTTCTAAAATGGCAAGAATATATTACAAAACACAAATTTGGATCACAAAATTTCTTGTCATTGAATGAAAATATTACTTCACAAATGTTGACAAATGTACATGATAGGTCACATGCTATACAATATGTAAGATGGGCTGGGAAAATGTTTATAAATATTAGAAAATCCTTACCATTCCCACCCGATAGCATTATTGTAAAATTAAATGTCAACGATGACCCAGACATATCATTATCTGACATCCTTGACGAAAATGGCAAAATAAGCAGTAGAATAATTGGAGGCAACGGTAACTCCGGAGGTGACATTAAAAGTGACAATGGACACGGCAATGGTGATTCGAAAAATTTTAAAACATATAATCAAAGTGATGTTGAAAATTTACCTGTAACATTCAACAATCAAGAGTTGACTAGATATCAACATTATCAATTATCTAGATTTAAACAACAATTGCAACAATTCCAAACGTAAATCGAGCGTGTGTGGCGTATGTGGCGCTGAGGTCATTAATTGTAATTTTTTATAAGGCACTCGAAACAATTATTATTCTCTTCATCCTGTCTTTGGTATAATGTTCTCCTAACTTTTATTTTGACTATATTAAACTGCGGATACATCTCCAGCAACTTTGCATTATAGCAATTTGATTGTAAAACAAATACACCCTTGGAATGTAATTGAATCATCTTGGCTGCCAGCTTTACATGACTAGAGTTGTCAAACAATTTAGAATCATACTTGGCTATATTGTTTTGAAAATTACTATTATAATACGGCGGGTCAAAATAACAAAAATCACCTGATTTTACCTTGTATAATATTTTCTCATAACTACCGTGATAAAATTTTATATCGTTACTTGAAAAATACAGATTTATATCCGTTATAAGCTTTTCATTATACAAATGTCTACCATTTATCTTTGACTCATGGGTTAAAGCATTCAACTCGTCCTTTTCATCAAACCATACATGACCCCCATATGAAAATTTACAAATAAAGTAAAATTGAGATACTGGCAATATCAACTTTCTTAATAAAGCATCATCTATTGAATCCAAAGATTGTGGAATAAGATGTTGTAGTTTTTTTCTACCCTTGTTAAATAAATCTACTATACTAGAAAATTTAACCCTATTTTCTTCATCATTCCCATCCAATTTCTTTAACGCCTTTATCAATGAACCTGGTGATATCTTTATTATATGGTATATTAATACAATCCATGGATTTATATCATTTATACGAGCTTTCTTTGGTTGGATCTTTAGCAAAAGAGAACATGCACCCGAAAAAGGTTCGTAATAAGTTAAAAAATTCTTAGGACTGTGTTCCAATATACGCGTTTTTAAAAAATGCTTACCGCCCGTCCAAGGTATAACTGAATGTAATTTGTACATTTACTATCTACACACTTTTTTTTTAAAACCCAACATTGTAAAATTACACGCGTTTTTAACTTAAAAGATAAATATTAATTAAAAACAAATGAAGTACGACGACGACTATGAACCCACTTGTATGTATGAAAAAAATAACAGAGGTCAAAGTGGCAACGACAACGACAACGGGGATGGCAACGACAACGACAACGAGAATGGCAACGACAACGACAGTGACATTCATGTATTTAAAATTTCTGAATTGGGTCCTAAAAAAACAAACATTGATTCTTTAAAAAAAAAAACATTGATATCTAAAAAATACAACAAGAATAGAGATAATATTGTCATGGACATATCCTCCTTTAAAGCTTCCAATAGGATGACCATTAATGGCGGCAAGAAACAAAAGAAAAAAAAGATTTCATTCAACAACAAGGTAGACATCTTGTACTTTCATCAAGAAAAGTTGCAATATTTCGAAAAATTGCAAAAATCCTTGGTCAAGAAAAAAGAATTACTAAATTCCAAAAAATTGTCTATAAGCGAAAAAAATAATCTAGAAAATGAAATTAGACATATTCAAGAAAAAAAAGAAGAAAAGGAATATTTGGACAAGACTCTAGATATCATTGAAAAATACAAGGTTGAAAGCACTACTAATGAAATTACACCCAAAAAAAGTAATAACCCTGGAGGACTCGGTAAATACCTTAGTGATGTCAATAATATAGAAAAAAATAAACTGGTTGAAGAATATTGTAGGGTTACTAATAATGGCATGATGGTTGACCCCTTTAAACTCAAATTTAATAACGAACAATGTGACAACTGCAACGGTGTCACTAAAAATATTGAAAATTTTACAACATGCATCGAATGTGGATGTATATCCAAAAATTCCATACACGACTACCAAATATCATACAAGGATTTATGCGATACCGTTATTAAAAAGAATTATGAATACAAGAGACCTAATCGATTTAAAGAAATTTTGGCTTCCTTGCAAGCTAAAGAAAACACTGATATACCACAATATGTCATTGAAGCTATACGAAATGAAATCAAAAAAGACTACTCTACTGATATAACTTCCATTACTGTCAAAAAAATTAAAGAGTACTTGAAACGGTTGTCATTGACTGCTTACTATGAACATACGCCACATATTTTAAATTCCATTAATGGAATGGGTCCTGTTAATATACCTACGTATATTGAAGATAAATTATTAGAAATGTTTGAAGAAATTCAAGAACCATTCGAAATTGTAAAAGAAAAAGTTGCCCCAAATAGATTGTCCTTTTTATCTTACAATTATTGCCTATACAAATTTTGTGAATTGTTGGATCTTGACGAATACAAAAAACACTTTACTCTACTTAAAAGTCCCGAAAAATTACGAGTCCAAGATAAAATATGGAAGGGAATATGCGAAATGTTGAAATGGGAATATGTATCTTCAATTTAATTAAAACCAGCAAGGCTTGGGAATACGTCGTCACCTCCTTCGTCCTCCAACACTTCGACGTCCCCGTCCCCAGCTGTTTCTGAATACGACTCTGGATCTTGCATATCGATCGGGGGATAATCACTGGGGTACTCGTGCTCGAGTTTAAACTTGTTGTAAAAATAATACAGGTATATTCCAGTAACACTTATAGTATTTACCGTTAATATCATTGCAAATGTTCTCATTCTCATTACTATTTCTACTAGTGCGTTTTAATTTTAATATATTAAATAAAACGCACTAATAATTAATAACTCATTGTATGACAAGAAATCATAGTAACGATTATTTATCGTCCGATGAGGTTTTGAAAATTTCCCTACTCAAATTTTTTCAAAAAAAAGACCATATTGAAAAATTCTTGCCTATTTTAATTCGTACCGCTAGTATTTCTCTACGACTACTTGATTACTTTTGTGTTACATACTGTAAACAACATTCTGTTAGTTATACCATCTCTGACAAATATTTTGATGTCTACTCTTCGTACAAGAACCAATTGAATACTTATTCCAAAAAAAAATTTGACCCTTTTAAAAGAAATAATAGAATACCACTTGTTTATAATGGTAAAAGATACTATACTACCATCGCACAATTATGCTTCTTCAAGTGGTGTTTTACTTATAAAGTTATAGAATATGTTGAAAAACATAAATCAGAGATTAATGAAGAAATGAAAAGTTATTCATCAAATAAAAGTATATGTAGTAGTACAAGTGGAAGTACAAGTGGAAGTACACATCAAACACAATCTAGTAACGGAAGTAAATTATCCAGAAAAAAACATTCTACTATATTTGTAGCTACTAGAGTATATACCAACAATATTAATCAAGATACTATTGTTATTTCATTTGACTAAAAACACACGCACAACTTACAATACACACGTCCAACTTACAATACACACGTATTTACTAAAAATGAACATTCATAATAATCGTAATCTTCTGGATTTATTTGATGACCAAAATACATACTTAGCCCAACTACACTTCCACTTCCACTACTACTCCCAACAATAAACATGTTTTTGCAATTTATTTCTCGATCTTTTGCAAAAACTTTGTCTATATGAAATATTGAATTTAAACTTGCCTTTTCTACTACAAGATAATCAATTGACACATGTACCGTTTTAAACCTCAACAAAGATAAATTTAAATCTACCTTTTTACACAACCTCATTACCCTACTACAATCTACTACTCTCGACGACTTAGTACTTGCATCTTGAATTTGGGGTGAACCGGTACCCTTGTCAGTGCCCTTAACAAATGATACTAGTAGCCTAATATCCCTCTTTGATATATACATACATACATCTTCATCCTTTTCCAACTTGTTCAACAACTCATCATCATAATACTTGTTTCTTATATCTAGAAAAATATTTTTAAAAGTCTTTACAAGATTCGACTCTGATTTATAACAAGACTTTAATCTCATACTATTGTCACATATGTAATTTAAAAACTCTGCCCTCCTCATACTCGACAACTTGTCAAAACCACCAACGGCACAAGCATAAGTTTCATCTACAACATTAAAATAAATATCTCTCTCATCCTCGTCGTCGTCATCCATTAATCTATTGTACATGCTATACAACAATGACCTTGACTTGTACATTTCGTAATTATTTGCAAGTAAAACTATTATCGACAATACATCATCACCGTTATACGTGTTCAAAACATACATTTTACATACTCTTGTAGCATAGTGCAACATTTCCTCATTATAATTTAAACAAAATATTGTTACATACTCTTGTTTTAAAATACAATCCTTCAACTTTTGTTTACATATTGATACATCCATGTCATCTATAATAAAACCAAACCTACTCAATACTCCAACTATAATGTCGGTGGCATTCTTTACAAATATCAAGGTGGGTGGGGGTATTTGGTTAATACGTAATTGCTCCATTACTGTTTCAGGAAAGTTGTCTGGTTGCCTTGTATTTATAAGAAAAAAAATATGGAACATGGAAAAAGAATTGTACAATATTCCACTTTCATAAATAATGTAAAAAAAATTGTTAGTAAAAAGTGGTGTAGACGTCGTGGGAATGGTTACAAAAATTAAAGGCTCAGTAAAGGAATATAAAATGTAATGTTAAATGTTTTTATTATCTTTTGGATCTAAATTTACAAGTACATCATATTGTAATCTTCTTTTTTTTCTTCTTTTTTACACAATTCAAGCATTTCTCTTGTTACAGTAATATATTTTTCTCCCGTCATTATTCTCATCTTGTTGACATTATTTAGTAAAAGTTCCAAATAATGTTTCAAATCTCTTACACCTGCACCATCCTTTGATGTGTCTTTCACAATTTTTTCCAAAATGTCATCCGTTATCTTCACCACCAACTCGTTTGATCTTCTTTCTCGTTCGTTATACAGTACCATCTTCATTTGAGCTAGTAATTTTGGCAATATTTTTTCTTTTAAAATAATCAACTTTTCCAATTTACAAGGTGTAGGGACTGATATAATATTTAACCGGTCACGTAAAATTGGATCTATATCATTTACATTATTAAAAGACAATACAAATGTTACATTTGACAAATCAATCGGGATATTATCAAAATAATCATCGTGAAAATCCATATTTTGTTCAGGGTCCAACATGTGTATCAATATCCCTGTAATTTCATTCACATTTTTTGATACCTTGTCAATCTCATCCAAATAAATTATTGGATTATTGCAACCAGCTTTAATCATTATATCTGCTATCAAACCATACTTTGAATCTTTATAAGTCTTACTATGCCCTACTAAAACTGAACCATCCTTCATCCCACCGCAATTTATTTGAAAAAATGGCAAATTTAAAGCCTTTTGTAAACCATGTTTCAACAATATTGTTTTACCAACTCCAGCTACACCCTGTAAAGCTAAAACTCCACCCGTATTCCCAACTGTAATCATTTTTGAAACATGTCCCAACAAATGTTGTTTTACATCTTCCATACCGTATATATGATGATCCAACTGTTTTTTAACATTTTCAAGAAATTTTACTTCTTGTCCTACATTCAAAGCCTTGCGTCTATTGAATGGCAAGTTACAAACATGATCAAGCCAAGAAAGTTTACTAGAATCTGGACCAGATAAACCATACGACTTATTAGATTCTTCCCAAGTAGAATATATATCATGTTTTACATCCATTGGAATATCAAGATTCAAAATCTTTTGTTCCAATGTAACTTTTATTGGACAATGTTTTTTTCGATATAGTTGCAATTCCTTTGCTTCTTTTGATAATACCACTTTTGAAGGTTTTACTACTTTTGGTAATTTTACTTTTGGAGTAGTCTTTATTTTCATCATTATTTTTTTAAAATCTGTAGCCTTGAAATAATCTGTATCCATCGCAGTATAGATAAAGGAATCTTTTTTCGGATACGATGTAATTGATGTAGTATGATCATGACGAACAACATATAATGTAGTGTCTATCTTGTCTCCTGTATAACTGAATGGGGTCTTTGCAAAACAGTCGCTATCGAAAATCAAAATTGTTCCTTTTTTATAAAATGTACCTTCTTCCCATTTGTTTATTGTTATTTCAATATCCATTGTTTGGGAATAGTAATACACTTGTACCTGAACTTATACTTGTATACTTGATATTTCCTACTTTAATCTGGAATACACAAAACAAGTTCACACCAACACTAGACCCACCTCGTTTGGTTCAAAATATTTCATACTACAGCCATAAAAATAATTATACAATATTCCACTTCCGAGAGAAAAATTAAATGGCGAGGACAACAACTCTTGATTACCCATTAAACAAGTACAGTTTACACTTGTTATCCCAAGTTGGAATATCTTGTGTAATAATTGGGGTATTATACACAAACTCGAATAATAATACAAGGTTGCTACTTTTGAATCGTCGTTGAAACTTGTTGTATAAAATGCTCCAAAATTACAACCATCTGTATACGAGTAACATGGTCTATCCAACAAACGTTCCACATCTTTAATTGTTAAATATTGACTTATTTTAAAGGTACTACTACATTTACTATTCCATGTAGTTATAACTTGTTGTAAATCTGTAACCAATAATTCCCTCAAATTAGAGTTTGGAATAAAGTCATTATTTGACAAAGTCTTGTGATATATTGTAGATATACTAAACATGTTTTGATTTACAATATATCTTACTGAAAACATACCTACATATGACGAAGCTACCCTTTTTATCTCGCTTGTTAAAACATGTATCAAATTCTTTTTACGATAATCATCACGTATACATAATACATTAGCATATTCCACATCAAACGGATCGCTCGGGACACCATTCGCCGTGTAGCCGTTCAAAATCATCTTTATACTCCAAAGTGACACAAAACCAATCAAGCCGTTGGCGCAGTCCAACATGCAAATACATTTACAATCTTTCAATATCCACTTTAAATAAGAAATACTATAATCTATTCTTCTTGTACCCTCTGGTTGTATGTAATTATCATTTAAAAATTTTTGCAAATCATAGTAACATAAATCAGATGAATCCAATACCCTTGTTGTACCCAATGTCATTGTCGTGTAATCCTTTACTTGTTGACTCAAATATTATAGTCTATTATAGACGCACCCACCAACTTTATTACAACAAACTAGATATTGACACTCCACCTTCCTCTACTCCCCCACATTCACCTCCCATATCCCCTTCACCTACTTCTTCTCCACCACTTTCTTGAATATCAGGTAATTCTTCTTGTGGTACACTAAGTGGAATTTTTGGTAAATCTGATACGCCTACTAATTCCGGAGCGAAATTCTCACCAATCTTTACTTTTTCGGAAGTGTCGCCCTTGCTCGACACCTGTTTGTAGAATTTTAAATATAGTAATGTTCCAATTATTCCAACTACAATACCTATAACAATTTGTAATAAAGGTATCTTGCCATCTGTAGTTGTTAATATACTAAATATTCCCATTTTACCTTTTGAAAAGTAATATATTTTAAATCAAACGCACACTTAAACAAAGTAAAGTAAACAAGGTAAAGTAACCATGTTTTGGATTGTATCATTTATTCTAGGCGTTATTATTGGTCAAGAACTTGAAAATATTCCAAGAGTTAAACCTATTGTGGAAGTTGGGTTGCAAAAAACATTTGAATATCTAAAACATTACATTGAAAACAGCGGCAAAAGTTACCCCAAGAGTGTACATAAAAAAGACCAAAATCTCTTTACCTTTTTTACATCAAAGAGTGACGAACGAGAGTGACGAACGAAAGTTACTAACGAGAGTGACTAACGAAAGTTACTAACGAGAGTGACTAACGAGAATGACGGGAGTACACCAATTATCATCTTACTTTTTTTTATTTACTTGTTAATATAATACTAATACAACGTAACACACATGACCTTTTGTTCTCCACTGCGAGAGAATAAAAAAGACAATTGGACTTGTCTCACCCAAGATGAATTGATTGAAATTGTCAAAGTATGGAATAAAACTAGCCAAGGTAAAAAATCTTTGATAAATATTAAAGAGATTTATGATCTACAATTATCTGAAAAATTGTGGTACCAACTACAATTCTATATACAAGAATACAACAAATGTACTAGTAAAAGTACACCATTACCTACACAAGATTTCTCTATAGATTTAAACAAGTTTATATATTGCCTCTTGCAAAATAAATTTAAATCCTACTGTACTTCCAATACTCTAGACAATGGCGAAATATGTTGGATAGAACATTCAGAAATTCAACGAGAATTGAGCAATAGTAACCCGAAATTTAAAAAAATACTTGATACTCTAGTTTTTAAACCAAAGGGAACTAAAACTCAATATGGATGGCTGAATACTACACATATCGAAAATGTCATGCATCAGTACCAACAATTATACAAGGACTTTAAATTTATAGATTGTGTACCTTCTGATCATTATATACTTTATCCTTTATTATTCCCTAAAAAAAATATACAAAACTACTCTAAATCGGCACTCGTTTTTAACTTGGATGAATCTCATCAAAGTGGATCACACTGGGTTGCCGTCTTTATACAACACTCCTTGATTAATAACCAACATACACTTGTTGTTGAATACTTTGACTCTACTGGTAACAAACCTATCAAAAATATTAAAACGTTTCTATATCATCCTTGGTTTAAAAATTTCAATACCATTTATAAAATTAATAAATTTAAACACCAAAAAGGTGACTCGGAATGTGGTGTGTTTTGTTTATTTTATATACAACAACGCTTAAAAGGCGCGACTTTTGAAGATTTTCAAAAAGAAAGATTAAGTGATCAACTAATGAAAAAATATAGATCAGTCTTTTTTAGACCTATGTACCACCAATCTTCGTCACTGTAACATGCTTCTTCGATATCAATGAGCTGGTACAATATTACCAATAAGACAACGTTCTATCACGCTTAGTTCAAGTTGGCTCAGTATTGTTGACTACCTTCATGTAAAGTTGTTGTTGTTTCAAGTTTACCAAGACTTGTTTAGATTTCGTCAATATTCGGTTCAATTTTACCAAGACTTTACCATCGTCACCATTTATTTTGGAAAATGAAAAATAAATGTCAATACAAATTACTTGCTTTTATACTTAGGGTTCTCCACACTTTTTAATTAAATACAATTAGAGTAATACAACAACATGGTTAAAGATTCCAAATTGTATGATATACTTGAAATTATTACAAGTGCTTCAAGTGATGATATTAAAAAGTCATACAAAAAACTTGCTTTGATCTATCATCCTGATAAAAATAATGGTCAAGATGAAAAATTTAAAGAAATACAAACGGCTTACCAAATCCTATCTGATCCTACATTACGTCAGACTTATGACAAAACTGGTCAATTAAGTGGTAACGGAGACAGTAACGGAGGTGGCGGTAGTGGTGGTAGTGGAGGTGTTGATGTGAATGACATATTCTCACAATTTCACAACATGTTCTTTACAACCAACGGAACCAACGGCGCCTCTACAGTTAAAATAACCAACGATACTTTTTATCATATACAAGAACCCCTTTCATTCTTTTATACTGGAGGTTTAAAAAATATTACATATTCCAGAAATGTTTTATGTTCATCTTGTGAGGGACATAAAGGTACAGACATTACTACTTGTACAAAATGCAATGGCAAAGGTTCTACTTTAACCCAACAAAATAATGGATTCTTTTGTATACAAACTCAAAACATTTGTACAAATTGTTCTGGTCAAGGTAAATATGTACTTGTTAAATGCAACACTTGTAATGGAGTTGGCACTACCCTCAACAATGAACAAGTTCAACTAAATATACCCCATGGTATCAAAGATGGTCATGTAGTTAAACTTAAAGGTAAATCTAATCAACTCCTTGATCATGTCACTGGAGATCTTCATATCATTGTTAAACAAATTAAACATGACATTTTCACACGAAATGGAAACAACTTGTACGCTGACCTCGACTTGACATTATGTACCGCGTTGATTGGAGGAGAAGCCAGTTTGCAATTTATTGACGATACTATTCTACAAATTAGTATACCAAAAGGTAACGTTATTAAACCAAAAGATACTCTTGTTATAGAAAATAAAGGTATGCCAGTTGAAAGTGCTCCTACTTCCTTTGGAAACCTACATGTTACTTTTAATCTTCAATTCCCTTCCAATGAATGGGCTAAAAAGGTTAATAAATCCGTCATTGAAAAAATATTTAATTAAATATATTGAAACTGTTTAATCATGACGCAACAATTATTACTTGTAAAAGACCAAAATGACTCGTTAAAAAACGACCAACATCTTGTACAGCTATCTGACACACTCTTGTCGTGTATGCAAAAAATTGACTCTATTCCAAATTATAAATGGCACTTTTATAGAAAGTTATTCAACCCTTTTGATTTTAGACCTTTTAAAAAACAGTACATTAATAGAGCATTCTATAAATTATGGGAACTTGTTTATACTCATCCTTTACTACGCGATGACATTAAAAATACATGCCATCTTGCAGAAGCACCTGGATCTTTTGTACAAGTTGTTCGCAAATTGTTGCCAAAAGTTAATATAACTGCAGTTTCTAAACCGCCAATGACGTACTCTGAAGTTGTAAAAAACAACACTCATACACCCACCTTTTCTCCATTCTTAAAAAGTACTATTACTAACTGCAACTTTATACACTTGGATCTATTATCTAATAATAATTTACATGAATTCCTTCAACAATACACCACCACACCTACAACCGACCCAAACGCCATCTCGAGACAATCTTTTGATTTCATCTCTGCTGACGGTGGACTTGATGATTACGAATTGTATAGTCAAAAAGAAATATTACACTACAATTTAATTTATTCACAGATTATATCCATCTTATTCTTGTTGCGTAAACATGGCAATTGCGTACTAAAAATATTTGATATATACACGGATACTACTTTACATATCATATACTTGCTCGCTAAACATTTTAAATATGTTGTCTTGACAAAACCTACTACTTCAAGACCTACTAATTCTGAAAAATACTTGTTGTGTTTTGATTTTATTGGTACAAACTATGATCTTGAAAATTGTATTTCATTGTTAAATAATATTACAAATGGATGCACTTTTAATCAAATTATACCACACTCTTTTACACGGTATATTCTAGACTCTTCCAAGGTATATATCCAACAACAAATAGAATCTATCAATTTTATTATAAATCACATACACCTCGATGACGAAAAAAATTCTACACTTGTACATGAAACTTATCAAACAAAATATAAAACATTTTGTACATGGAAAAATACGTTTAATCTAGACGATTAACCCCACTCGACCCATGATTGACGCGGTACTACGTGTGATTCATGTTTGGACACTAATTCATTCACTTCATTTATATCTTCTACCGATACAAACATTAATGATGTATAAAAAAATACATCCATGATTTTATAATAACAGCACTCACTACTAAATATATGTTGTACTACACTATATAATCTATCATCTACTCTCTTTGATGCATCTATTAGTCTCTTTTTGTATTTTTCTCCCGAGTTAAAATGACTCAAATAATCTGCTACATTTTCTAAAAATGAATCAATATAATCATGTTTACTCAAGTTATAACCTTTCTCATTTTTACACATTTGTTGGTTTAACACGATATCCAAAAATGCACCTCTTGTATAATATGTCTCTGGATTCTTGTAATTTACTAAAGATAAGTTATTTATAAAATCAGTTTGGGTAATTGTATTCAATTTCACACTATTATCTATTAGGTTCATTATATCTATCCCAGTCAATTTATTATTATCTAAAGTTGTCAATAAATCCTCTAGATGGTATACCTTTTCATCCGGAGTTTCTAGATTTATAATATCATTTACACTCTTGTATACCTTCAATACTGCCCATACATGTTGTAATCTTGCATTCTCCTTATCTATATTATATGTATATATACTATCATACTCATTATTATTTATACATGGTTTATGTTCTGTGTAAAATACACTTTTTAAATATAATGGTCTTATAGTTGTTAAAAATGATACATAATATATATTCGTATCAAATACAATACTACCTAATTCACTATATAGAAACTTCATATAATTATTAAAGTTATTATACACAGTTAATGCACATTTACCGTCTATTGTTAAATCATAGTCAGATGTCAATCGTACAGAACCTGGCGATATTCTTTTACAAATATTTTTACCCGGAGGTGGTATAGTTAAACTCAGTATATTGTCAACTATACCCTTTCTATAAAACCAAAATATAACCTGTATAAACTCAATTGGGTCCAATTGAGAGTTATAATTTAATACACTTTGATAAAATTCTGGAAAATACATATCCATCTTATCCTTTGTTAGATTCTTTATTGTGCCCCAACTAATTGGAAGTTTGGACTTGTAAAATACATAAAATGTATCTAATGAACGAATCTTATCTTTTGCCTTGATAAATACTGGCTTTTTTTCAGACAATTCAGAATATTCTAGTATATTCAATCTAATCAACTGTTCTGAATAATAAGATATACTGTCACTTTTGTATTCACTACTTTTAACTTTTACTACTCTAGGTAAATTATGTTTAATACTCTTCAAAAAGTGTATTAATACTTTATTCTTTATTGTTGATATATCTATAAAATCTTTACTACTACATACATCCATTGATATTCTAATTATCAATTGTATACCTACACTTATATGAATCATTGTTTAATATAATACTACTTTTTTTTTATTCCTTATTTTCGCTCTTTAGTCTTTTAGCGAAACAAAACAATCACACTCTACATATTCGCTAATCATTGTTATTCTTAATGGCGCACCCGAATCACTCAAACTTATCTTTATCCTACTGAAATTACTAGACAACTTTAATATCCACAACATATACTTTAATGAAACTATTACTTTTACAGGTACTTTTGATTTTGACTCCAAAGTGTTGTCGTCGTCGTAATCATAAGTAAAGGTTGCTTCTGTTACACCTTCGCTTGTGCCGTCGCCACTACTAAAATACAATTGTTCGCTTCTATTCTCAATAATAACATCCTCTCCAAACAATGACAAGTTATTTAAACATCCTTCCAATTTTACTATACTCAAATCCTGTATGCAATTGTATTGTATATCTGGAATTGATAAAATCTCATCCCTCCTGCCTGTTAATTTCAACTGAAATTTACTCTCACATTTACCAAACCTTGTAAACTTTACCGACAAGACATTCTTATCCTTTACATACTCCATTACACAATTACTACTTGAAGATCTTGAACACTTTAATATTTTAGCTAAATCCTCCAACTTTATACCCAACAATAATTCACCTTCGCACTTGTACTCTACTGCAACTTTTGCGTCAATCTTTACATTCACAAATGATACATGATACTCATCCATTGATTGAATACATATACCATCTTTTTTACAAAAAAAATTAACTTCTTGTAAAAAATCCTTGTGATTTAAAAAATCTATAATCCTTCTCAATAATACTCCAGACTCAGATAGTGTTATTTTGAACATTAATACGACACCACAACAAAACTGATAATCTTGTGTATAGTAAAAACATGTGCAATATATACATGTTTATAAATGAATCATCCTTTTCCATTTATAAACTAATCTTTATATTTTTATTCCATCTCGTTTCACTATTACCTTTCCCCAAATGTACTTTCTTTTTGTACTACAAAATATAGAAAACCATCATCATCCTTGTTCTCTCTGTATATTTGAGATAGTAAACTACTAGTTGGTGGTATTGTATTATGTACAAACAGAAAAATTGCCTCTTCTTGCTGTATTCTCATTCTTTTTCTTATTATGAATATAAATTGTCCACAGGTTAAATCATTTGGGACTAGATACTTTTTCTTGTCAAATTCTACGTGTTTCAAATTTTCAGATAATTCCACTATACACGGTACTCTATCTTGATACTTTTCTCTTATACGAGTAGACTCATTTAATCTATCAGAAAATGTTATAGTATCTTTATACGAATTAGCACTTGCGGATTTAAACATGTTAACCTTAGTATTACTACACATTTTTTTTTAACTGTGTTTTATGTGTCTAGTTAACCCAAGTGACTACATTTTCATATTCGTTAACCAAAGTGACTACAAAATCATTTTGTTTTTTTTACATTTGACTACAAGAAAATTTAAATTTTGTAGTCAAAAATGTTTGTGTTCGTTCACCGTGGAAAAAAGTGACTACAAAATGACTACGTTTGACTACGTTTTTAAAATGAGATTTTTTATTATCATTTTTTCATATATCTATTTATATATATTTATTTTTTTTATTACCATAAATAAAAAAAATAATAAAAATCGTTAACCAAAGTGACTACAATGACTACAAAATTTTTACAAAACTTTTTTTTCCAGAAAATATTTCTAGACTTTTTTATTTTTTGGACTTTTGTATTTTTTTTGTAGTCATTGTAGTCACTTTGGTTAACGATTATTATTATTTTTTTTAATTATGGTAATAAAAAAAATAAATATATATAAATAGATATATGAAAAAATGATAATAAAAAATCTCATTTTAAAAACGTAGTCAAACGTAGTCATTTTGTAGTCATTTTGTAGTCACTTTTTTCCACGGTGAACGAAAACAAACATTTTTGACTACAAAATTTAAATTTTTTTGTAGTCAAATGTAAAAAAAAACAAAATGATTTTGTAGTCACTTTGGTTAACGAATATGAGGTTACACAAGGCAACATAAGTGATATTGTAAAGTTACACAAGGCAAAATAAGTGATATTGTAAAGTTACACAAGGCAAAATAAGTGATATTGTAAGGTTACACAAGGCAAAATAAGTGATATTGTAAGGTTACACAAGGCAAAATAAGTGATATTGTAAGGTTACACAAGGCAACATAAGTGATATTGTAAAGTTACACAAGGCAAAATAAGTGATATTGTAAAGTTACACAAGGCAACATAAGTGATATTGTAAGGTTACACTGGGGTTACACAAGGCAAAATAAGTAATAGTGCAGTTACACAGGGGGTGACACAAGTAATAAAAATTGTAATTATAGATTACTATTAATGACAATTAGTGACAATTAATGACAATTAGTGACAATTAATGACAATTGACTGACATACACAAAAAAGTAGTCAAGTAGCTAGGTAAATTAAATTAGTCATCTTGAAAGTTTATGGATGACACATTTGATTTAAGTGCAAAATGCTTCCATCCTTGATAAGTCATACCTTTGTATGATGATGATTTACATTCATGTTGTACAAGCGGGTATGTTTTTTTCAAGGTTTTCAAATATTCCTCGAATGTTTTTCTAAATCTTCCTTTAATTTTCGTATCAATAACTGGCTTATTTTCAAAATATTTCTTACATACATCTGATAATTTTAGTATACTATTCTCCTGATATTCTAGATTTTCTTCACACCATGCAAATACTTCATTATTCTCATCTCTATACTCGTTTGTTTTTATTTGAACTTCTATAGGTTCTTGTATATCCTTGTAGTAATAATCCAATAGTATATTCATAAAAGTTTGTCTCCAAGTAATATCTTCTCTCATTATTATTGGTAATCGTGTATCCAACTTGAATTCATTATCTTCTTGCGGATCCAGAACGAATTTAGAAGGAAAGTCAATGACTCTTATTCTCCTCCAAATTGCAGTATCTTCACCTTTAACCTGAGGCAACTCATTACAAGCTAAAAAAAACTTGACATGCATAATAAAAGATACTGGAGATGAAAATAAACCTCTGGCAACAATTTCTTCCGATCCAGTCAACTCTTTTAATAAACCTATATTGAATTTTTCACCATCTTCTGGTTCCGAAAGAAATGCAAAACGTTTACCCATTAGTTTTAACTTTTCACTGGATGTTTCGTTTGGATTATTCCTCTTTCTTGTGAGTAACGTCGATTCTACCTTTTCACCAAATTCACCTATAGTTAGTTTCATTAGATTCAACAATTGTGATTTACCATTAGCACCGTCACCTATAAATATAAGAAATTTTGTATTTGGTATGTCTCCATTAAGACATTTTGCAAATTCTTTTAATACATATTCCCTTACGCTTTTTATTGGCAATACACTGTTCAAGAATTCATAAACTTTGGGATTATTTACAGTATTAGAGTAATCATAGTTGCACGTTAAATTTATATAGTCATTCCTAGTTGCTGGTCTAAAAACATTTGCATACAGGTCCCATAATCCATTCTTGAACGGCACTAGAAAATGTTTACTATTCAACTTGAATTTAAAATTCTCCTCAAAAAAGTACCTTCTTGATTCTTTAACAATCTCCTCCTTGAACTTGTAACTATTTAGTTTGGTTACCAGGCACTTGATATTTTTAATCAACTTGTTATTTTCATCATTAGTTTCTTTGGTACTATAAAAAGTTTGTATCTTTTGAAACAACTTTTCAAGATTCAAAATAATTTCGGTTATATATAAATTTTGGTTATCACACTTCCATATGTTGTTTCTGAAAAAAAAGTATTCTCCATCATATACAATATTATCATTTTGAGCCTTTAATAGTAGAGATATTTTACTTACTTTATGACCATCTAATATTAGATTTACAAGATGTGTACATTTCTTGTTTTTCAAAACAGACTTGTCTATATTAATATCACAGTTGAAAAACAAATCATCTTCTATATTGGAGTAATTGTTGTTGATGATGATTGTATTATGCTGAATGAGTTGCCAAAAAAGATTAATAGTTTGGAATTTCTGCTCAAAAATTGGTATACATTGTTGTTTAGGGAATACTGATGAACAAATTTTACACTTTATACAATAACCATCAGATGATATTTGATGCTCACATAGACATTTTTTACATTTACCCTTCAACTCGATAACTGTGTTTTCAGAAGCATCCCCTTTAAACAACATCAAGTTCTTGTCAAATTCAATATTTGTTATCTTGTCGTCAAAATTTTCAACAATGTATTCAGAACACTCCTTGGTCGTCTTTAATATCAATTCAAGTTCACCATCATTTATATTCAAATGTCCTAGAATTATACTTTTTATATCCTGAGAAAAACTTTCTATTGGTATATCATTAGTTTTATATTTGTTACAGTCAGGATCGTGACATTTTTGTCTTGACCCACTTGAATTAAAAAGGATGTACTGATAATTGGACTTGTGTTCCCTATCTACATTACCGCAAAACTTATCATTTAATGCGACTATGATACAGTTAAAATTATTATCTACTATAATTCCACGTATATCGTCATATTTATAGTGATAAAATTTTCTAATGAAATTTTTTATTACCTTTTCATCCTGAGCTTCCAATACAGATTTACCCTGTTCCACATTACCACTTCTATTGCCTACGCCACTCTCTATACTTACACTTCTAGTGCCTACGCCACTCTCTAGATTTTCTGTGGGTATCGTATTCACTGGGAATATTTTGTATACTTTTGAAGTATAATATGTTACAAAAGTTTCGACATCTTCAAAGTTGTCACTGTAGATATTTTTTATAAATGGTCTAAACTCTTTACTTTTTGACGAGTAAATGGTTCTAAATAGCCCTTCTCTATAAATGCAACAATCAATTAATTTCTGTACGTCGGTAATATTCTCATTAATAGAATCACCATCTTCATACTCGTTGTCTCCACAAGGCTTTTCACCATTCTCGGCATGTATTAAATATTTGATAAAACATGCCATCCATTGTTTCAATTCGTATACATTCTTGAACAATACTGGTTCTAGATTACCGGTTGTATCATTACAAAAAGTTCGTACAATGATATGATACGATTTCTTGACTTGCGAATGAGACTCTAGTACTATAAATTGATTGGTATAACTGCTATTTGTCTTTTTTATAAATACATCCAGCTTATTCTTGATGAATAATACCAGATCTGAATGATTGTAAAACAATGTACTCTTTTTTAAATCTAAATCAATATCCATAAAACAATTTACAGCTACTTTATCTGATATAAACTCGTAAAAACACGGATCTTTAGTAGATGTAATGAGTTTACTGAAATCATTATAATCTGGAAGGATGAAATAGTTTTTTATATCTCTATTACATAAAATTTCGTTATCCTTTACATCTTTCAACACAGATTTCTTGTTTTTATATTCCTTAATCATACTTAGTAGTATTTTTATTTATTTAACAAAAAAAACGCTAAACCTTACACATTGTGGGTGAACGATAGATGAAACTTGGTAAAATGGTGTAATTTATTTTAAAAACTTATAATAAAGATACACGACAATATCAAATGGACTTTTTTTATAAAGTTTGCAACTTTTTGCTTTCACTATTATTCTCGCACAATAATTCTTTTTATGAAATAATCTAGTACCTATACACTAAAGGGGAGAGTTAAAGGGGAGAGTTAAAGGGGAGAGTTAAAGGAAATTTCAAGGGTTAAAGGTTAGTATTTATTTAAAAAAGAATGAGCTACATCACACGTCATTATGCTATCAGGGGTGTAATTTTTTATTACTAGTCCATCCGTAGAAACAGCTCTCGACAACATAGTATATGCTTGTCCAGCACAAAATATATCCTTGAGGTCAACTTGGACATAATCTAAAGATAATCCTTGTGATTTATGTCCTGATATTGCCCAAGCCAATGTTAATGGGAATTGTAGTCTTGAAGCCAAAGTCTGTTTTTTTTCTTTATACTCGAATTTATGACGACCAATCTCTTGTACGATATCACTGCAACCATTGAATTTAACCATAATTTGATGTTCCTTGACATCTTCAACAATACCAATAGAACCATTACATAAACCACTTTCAGGTAAATTAACAAGCAACATTACAGGTGCACCTATTTTCAACGACAAGGATGGCAAATATCTACAATTATCTAGATATTTTAATAGTCCAGTATCTTTGCCTTTAATTGTAAAATTACGACCAGTTAATGTCTTTAGTTGAGTATCATTTGCGTGATTTCTGTCGATATTTTTAGAAAATAATCTAATATGATGAAGGTCTGTTTTAGGTACACTACATAATTCTACCAATTTCTGCATATTTTCAGAAACAACACCTACGCGTAGTTCATTCAATACTTTTTTTAAAAAATCATCCTTTTGGCGTATAATTTGTGTCAATTTAATGACATTTATATTCATTGATTTGAATACGCTGGTTTCAAAAATATATTTACATTCGTCGTCTTTTACAACTGGTGGTAATTGTAGAAAATCCCCAACAAGTACCATTTGTATACCGCCAAATGGTGCTTGTTTTCTTTTATGAAAACAACAAATGTCATTCAATAGTGTAAATAATTGAGGTTGCAACATTGATACTTCATCAATAATAATGGTTTCTAATCTGTACCAATCAACTTTTGACCATCTCATGCTAAATTTAATGTAATCTTGCAAGGTCTGTATATTCGGTCGTAAACCAAAAATACTATGAATAGTTTGTCCCTTGATATTTAAAGCGGCGACCCCAGTAGGAGCTGAAATAATGTAATTCTTGTCTTTTACATCATACAAATTTCTAACGTAATCTATAACAAAACTTTTACCAACACCGGCACTACCAATAACAAGAGTATTTTGACCACTTGTTATTGAATCTATAGCTAATTGTTGCTCATTATTCAAGTCGTCCATACTGTTCAAGTCGTCCATACTGTTTTCGTGAGGCGACGGCAAACGACGAGTGTGTGTTTTATAACTACTTTTAACTACTTTTAAAACTGCATTTCCCATTTCCATGTTACTTATTTTCACCTTGTAACACCTTGTAACACTTTGTAACACCTTGTAACACCTTGTTTTAGATACTTGGTGTATTTATCTAATCTTTACCCAAACAATAACAAAACTTTTACCAACACCGGCACTACCAATAACAAGAGTATTTTGACCACTTGTTATTGAATCTATAGCTAATTGTTGCTCA